TTAAATCTGCAATATCCTTTCCTGCGTTAGTGGTGATATTTGCCTTATTGATTCCGGCGGTTTGAACTAATTGCGCGAGACTTTGGCCTGCCGCTTGCTCTATGCCAGAAACGGCGTTTGCTCTAATAATTTCAGCATTGCCAACTTGAGCGGATGCGTTCATTCCTGTATTAACTAGATTCTGTCTTTGAGTGATTGCTGTGTCTAAAAGCTGATTACCAAACTCTAAAAGCCTATTCCTTAGCTCTAGTGAAGTTTCGCCCGCGGCAACTCTTCCCTTTGCTGCTTGGTTGGCCAGCAATCTTCGTTCCGCCTGGTTAGCAAATTCATCAAAGAATGGATTGTCTAAAATGAAATCTCTTTGTGCTTCTGGATCATTGACTAACTTTTCCAAACCCTCGACAGTGACTTTGCCCGCATCAAGATAGGGCTGGAAATCACTTCGTATGGCCTTCACGCCCCTGTCTTGGGCCGCTACCGCTCCCGCCCTAGCAACGTCTATCTTTTCTTCTGCTGAGTCTGTGGAGTCCTGAATGATCTTGTTAGATAAGTCTCTCGCTGACTCAACTCCAGTTATGGCATCCGAGTAGCCGGACATAACCGCGGCGGCGGATTTCTCTCTTGCTGCGCTGATTAATGCACTGGAAGCTACCGCTGTATTGTTTATTTCTTCTTTTTGAAGGCCGAATGATTCTAAAAGTCTAGCTGTGGTGTTATCCCTTGCGGTTGTTATGTCGTCACGAGCCATTAGCCCGCCCGCTACTAAAGCGGTCCTTGCATTTGTAGACGAATCGGTAATGTTGCCTCGCGCCGTTGTTGCGCCTATGGCAACATCTGCTAGGGCTGTGTCGGTTGTTTCATCAATTCCGGTTGTGGCTATATCCACATTTTCCTCAAAGATATCCAAAGCTCGATTAGCCGCGTCTGTTTGCGCTTCGGTTGCGTCACCAGCCGCCTTGTATCCTAGCCAAGCGCCCAGCAAGCCGCCCACTGTTGATATTATACTTTCCAGGTTGCTCCCTGAAGGTTCGCCGCCGTTTGTGTTGTTTCCGCCCGAGTTATTTCCTGTCCCGCTTCCTTCGCCGCCTGAACCGCCGCCCGAACTTCCAGAGAAGATGCCGCCAAGACCCGCGCCGATAATTGCAGCTCCAGCCAGTGTCGCAATCTTTCCTAAGTCCATGCTGTTTGATTCAGCAACACCGTTAATCGCATCAATTTTTGCCTGCTCATCCATTTCCGCATTATCAATTACAGATTGAACCTCGGCCGCGATTCTGGCATCTCTATCGGCTATTGACTCATTATCTGGGTTATTCTCGCCGCCCGTGTTTCCATCGCCCGCGTCAGTGCTTCCGCCGCTATTGTTAGGCATAGTATTTGTATAGTCGGTTACGCCTGCCGCCACAGCAGCTTGAGGGTTAGCGTAAACAGTCCCGTCAGGACCGTATACTTGCTGCATGGTTCCTATAGTTCCATCCGTCGGGTCTGTAGTGGTAGTCCCATCAGTTCCGGTAGGATTTCTAATCTCTCTTTGCTCGCCAATTATTCTGTTGGCTTCTTCCACAGAAACGCCAAAAGCCTCGGCTGCTTGCTTAACAGTGACCTCTCCCGAATCTATAGCCGCTAAAATATCATCTACTTTCTGAGCGTTTGTTTGCTCACCTACAGCTAAATCTGCAAGAGTAGGGTCTGCGGTCCCGCCAGATTCTCCGCTTGGAGTTGCAGAGCCACCACCGCTACTTCCGCCTCCAATGGCTATTCCTGAAATTCCTTTAACGATAGCTGAAACCAAGTTGGCCGCAGTTGATCCTCCAGAAGACCCGTCAGGAGTAACCTTAGCTAAGTCTATTAGGCCGTTTTCGTCTTGACGCACTCCATAGGCAGATCCTGCCTGCCTAGCAGCATCAGAATCAGGGTCTAAGTTTAAATTTATGCCAAAATCAGACCATACGGCAGTTAAAGCCGCTGATCTTTGTGAAGGATCTAATCCCGCTCTTTCGGCCTGACTACCAACAATTTGAGCTATTCTAAGGGCTTTTTCAGCGTTAGATTTCTCTTTATTGCCTTTAATGTCGAATATGAGCCCCTCTAACTGATCAGGAGATAGGATAACATTTGATTCCGGGTTAAGGAAACCAAGGTAGCCGAAACCAGTACCGAAGCCAGAAGCCGACTCATCTTTTCCTATTTGACCTTCGCCACCGTCTAAATCTGTTGAAAAAACAGCCCTGCCATTCTCATCAATGATGTATATTCCATTAGCATTTTCACCATTGCCTCTTGGCTGATTCGCATCAATAGAACCTACTATTTCACCCATATTTCTATCCTTTGACGACAGCCCCATCGACTGTGATTGTGATTGCGTTGTTTATGCTGTTTTGAAAAGCTAGGTTTCCGCCTGTCATTATCCAGTAGACACTTAGCTCAAGAGATTCATTAGCGGCTAATGACTTGTCATAACAGCGAGCCGTTGACTGATCATAAGTTGTGCCGTCATTGTCTAAAAACAGTCTAAATGTTGCCGGTGATCCGGTGGTGTTACATAAGGTAACGCTTTTAATAATTGCGGTTTCAGAGCTTGCGGGGGCATAAATACTCACGGCACTTGTAGAGTTTTCTCTGTGCTGTGCTAGTTGTTTTTCTTGGAACATTAAGCCACCAGTAATGCGTATCGTTTAAGGAGTTCTTTGTCGTTTTCAGCGCCTTCAACCAATAGTCGAATAGTCTCTCGCTGCTTCTCAAAGTAAGACTTAACTTCTGCGTTTTTGGTTAAGGCTGGAGGTATTTTCCGAGGGGCTGGATTGTTCATATCCCTATCTGCGCCTCTATCGCTGCTGCGTGCCAGTTTGTGTAATTTGGGTCGGTTGAGGTGATCTTGAAAACCCAAGTTTCGTAGGATTGTCCTATCTCAAACTCTACAATTGTCTTAACGCCTAGTTTCCCGACATTGCCACGAATCTCGGTGCTAAAGTTTTCACCATCTTGGGAGTATTGGAGCATTACCTGTGGCTCAGTAGCCGCCGCATCACCTTTCCCTGTGGCTCCTGTTAGTCTGAGAAAAGATACTTCAACTTCTTTCCCTGGTTGTCTAAAAATACCGCCATGCACAGGCGCTAGAATTCGAGTCCTTTTAATCGGGCTTCCATTTTCGGTATAGGTTTCTTCGTCTAACTCTAAGATGTTTCCTGTCTCGTCAGCGACAAAGTGTTTCCCATAGGCAAAAGCGTAACTATTACCAAGATACCTACCACCTGAAACTCCAGATGAAAGCTCAAACGCTTCGCCCCTAGCCTCTCGGCTGATTCCTTTTGGATAGATAAAAGTTCGATCAGCAGACGGGAACTTAATGACATAAAACCACTGTGCATCAATCTGCATGGTCCAGCCAATAGCGTCAGACTTGTTTGTGAACTTTCTGATTTCTCTAACTATTGTAAGAGGGAATAAGGGGGTTGGGACTGAGCCGTTTAAGTAATAAACCTGATTATCGTCGCCAAGGAAATAAAGAAACTCATCGTCATTGGCTATTGAATTCTGAGCGCCTAGACCGACCGCGATAGTGCCATCCTCTATTCTTTGTACTGGCGGATTTCCTGTACCGTTGTTCCACCATTGCTCAATAGTTTTCGAGCCAAACATATAAATAACAGTGCCTAAAGCGAATGGCCTAATCAATACATCAGACTTAGACTCTGCGGTTCCGTAATTTAAAGCATTGATATCAAGCGGAAGCCCAACATCGGATATGGAAAACCTACCATTTGCCCCTCCGCCATCATAGATAGCCTGACTGTTAAGGACCGTAACAGTATTTGGGGTTTCAAAGTCTGGATCTGTTCCAGCCGTTAAAGTAGCCCCATCCCATTCGTAAGGTACGCCGTCAGCAGTTAAAACAACGCTAGACCCAATGCCGTCAAACACAGCTCGCGAATCACCGGGTACGCTTCCTAGGGATGTGTGAGCACCAGATGAATCAACAGAGTACAAAACGGTTCCGCTCAGCTTGTACAGAATTCCATTATGCTCAAACATGCCACGGTCTAGCCCTGTTCCGGTAGCGAATGATTTAAGACCATAAAAAGACTCTAAGACAAACCGTGACTTTTCGTTTCCCGCCTCTTGCCTTTGGGGAAAGTAATTAATAGTCCTCTGTGCGGTCAGGCTCAAATCCGTGTGACGATGAGAGCCGCCCGCCAAGGCTATCGGGATATAAGTCATTAGTAGTCTGTTGCCTCATCTAAAGAATCAAACTTACGTCCAGCATCCATAATTTCTGGAATGGCTGAACTGTTCTTTTCCCTAATTCGGCTCATTCGATCAGGGGAAACGCCGTAATTATTTGTTGCTGAATAAGCCATCATTGCAGCTACTTGATCAGCGACCTCGTCAGGGATTACAGACCCGTTAGCTTTGGCCCATGTGTTTAGGCGTTTAGCTTTTAGCCTTGCATAGGTTCGGTCGTAGCTTTTATTCAACTCCAAAACAAGCGCGTTATTGATAGCTTGTCCCGGAGTTCTTCTGCCAAGTAATCCCGCCGCTGTGTCGCGCACTTCTGCTAGAGTTGCCATTTGTTACGCCTTCTTGTTTTGTTTTACTTCTTGAAAGCACATATTGCCTGTCAGCTTTCCAATTACAAATTCATCTGAAACCTCAACAGCCGGACCGTTAAGTTTGAATTTCACCTTCCCCATAAAGTTAATTTCTTCTGGGGGTGTATCTCCATGACCTACATATTTAAATTTCATTCAGTGCCACCACTCCTATTGATTATATTTACAACCATTGTTTTAAGAACACGACCCCTCCCGCCTGAGCAAAAATTAATGCCCAAGAAAGAAGGGGTCGATATTCGATTTACTTACTACAAGTTATTGAAGTATGTAATACACGCCAACTGAGAGCGTGCCAGTTCCGCCAGTGGCGGCAGCTGCGTTAGCCTCTACCTGTATCACTGTTTCTGCGGTAAACGTCACCGGACCGTTTTTTAGGCTTCCGTTAAGCGGAAAGTATATTTGGGCTTCTGGTTTGATGCCTGCTACAGCATCGCCAGTCCATACGCCCAAATTGCCAAACCCGTCAGGGTCGGCAGCTTCGTTCCCGTTAGCAGCCCAACCAACATCCATGTCAAGGGTTTCCGTTCCGGTATCCAGATCGTCCGCCCTAACAAAGCCATCAACCACAACAGCGCCCGCAGGGATGCGGCACATTTCAAAAATGTCTCCGTCCTCCACGTTTGCTGCTATTTCATAGACCCCGTAGGCGACCTTCACGGTGCCCGCTTCGCCTATCCCCACAACTGGGGTATAAGCTTTTGCCCTATCTGCTGTTAATGTTTCAGCAACCATAATGCCTCCTGTTAAGCGTCAGCAGATGCGGAATGAAAGACCGTCACCATGCCGTGCTGCTTGTTGTTGTAGAACGTCTTTTTGATGTCGTGCTTCATAGAAACAGCAACACCATTAAGATGGTCATAATCGTCTTCTTTCTTGCGCTTAAATTCAGCGTTTCGACCCATGACAAAAGCCACGGCTTGAGCGCCACACAAGAAAGCAACGCCAACACGAGAAGATGAGCCCCCCGCATTGTCTAGGCCGTCACCAGTAGCTCCAGAACCCCAAACACCGCTATACTGGTTTGAAGAGTCACCGCCATCAATGAAAACGTCCATGTCGCATACTTCTTTGACAATCACGCCATCGTAGAAAAGATCGCCATCTGCAAAGATAGGATTCTCTTTAACGTCACGAGGTCGCGCTTCTCGGTTTGCAGAAGCAATAGTCGCGTCGTTTTT